GAGTTTTGCGGCACGGGTAGATTTCAGTATTGCGTCAAGGCGTGCTTTGTTTGCCTCGGTTGCTTCCTGACGAACTTTAGCAACGTCCACCGTTACGGCTGGAGTTGCAACGGGAGTTTCCGGAGTTGTTAACCCCCTTGTTTGCTCCACTGTTTCGGTGTTTTCTGGCATTTTGTTAATTGTGTTAATTGTTAATGTATGTAAACTATCAGTTTCCTGACTCCTGATTCCGGCATTGACATCCGCCTGTATAGGGGCGAATGATATTTCTGTTGGCTCCCAGTCCATAGCCCTGTAGGTGGGCGTTTCTTCCGATCCTGGTTTGATAGCCCCTTCCTGCATATAGCTGAAAACGTTGTACCCTACTGATATCCCTTTCAGGATTCCGTTTTCAATATCCGCTATAAGCGCCTCGTCTGCACGGGCCCCTAGTCGTATGGTAGCCGTACCCTGTTTATTTGCAAACTGTATGTTTTCAGCTACGCCTAACTGGGTCATAACTCCGGATCTGTAGTGATTATCGAAAACAGGTAATCCGGATTCTGCCCGTTGCATGCGTACACATTTGCGATCACAGGAAAGAATCTCGTTGTATCTGCCCAGATCCCAATGATACGCGGACACGGCGTTTTCAGTCGCAAAGCAAACATCAAAAGTACCCGCTTCCTTGTTGAAGGAGTTAGGCATGATATCCGCTCTTGTCCGGCTGGTCTGTATTTTAATTTCCTTTGTTGCCATTGCTGTTATTTTGCTGTGGTTCTTCAATAATCGTAGGCAGAACAATACTGCTTACCGTGATTCCTAATCCTTTCAAGCGTTCCAAATCCTGAGCGTATTCCTCGAAGAACTCTTCAGGATCCCTTCCGTCTTCTCTAAGGCATTCTGATATGGTTGTAAGCCCTGCCTGTATCTGTAGCACTCTTGCCGCTGTCTCCTTAGTGGGGTCCAGTTGCTGGACTCTGGGTGCGGTCCAGTCAGTACAAGAGCAGATAACTTTAACGCTCGTTTGTCCTGCCATAATAGCCGCCCCCATAAACCAATCCCAAACCGGAACACAGAGTTGAGGGACCAGCATATTATACTGAAGATTTCGGAACGATCTCGAAATATCTATTTTCGCCATTCTACCTGATGAGAAATTGACGTTGGAATAGTCCATTGTTAACATCTCATATGTGATTCCGTAAGCCGCTGCAATTCCCTGGAGAATCTTTTTCGAATACTCTGAATAGTTCTCAGCCGGTGGAGGGTTGCCAAAGGTGATAGTTTCCCCCGCCTTCAGGTGCTCTATGATTCCTGGTTCCAGTCTCTCTAATGGGTCCGTTGTCGTTTCATCGTCCCCAGAAACAAAAGCCACGAAGCAGGATGCAATCTTCTGCCTGAGAAGCTGCGCGTCTTCGTAATCGGAAAAGTCCCCTAGTTTTATAAAGGCCGCTACTCCGGTAGGTATACCTCGTACCTGTCCGGACCTTAATACTTCATAAATATGAATGCAGTCTTCTTTGGGAACGAATACAGAACTTATCTGGTTGTAGAAGTTTGTGCCATCAGTAGGATGGTTTTCAAAAATCCAATAGCCTTCCAGGATCCCGTCTTTTGTGAACTGAACCCCCATCCGGCAATAAGAATTATTATTGTAGCTTCCGAAGTCTTTGAAGTGGTCTAACTGATCCCCTTCAAGCACTTGTAACTTTATGGGTATCGGGTTTTCTGCGGTGGGCTGTACCCGTCTGCGAATAACAACAACGTCTCCGCCTTCTGCAATCTCGTGCATGATAATAGCCTGCAGGCCGTAGAAGGTAGACTTCCCGTACCAGTCGCATGCGGTTGACTCCGCCCAGTTCTTCCAAAGCGTCTTAGCCTTCTTCACCTGGTTGCGGGTTCCCATCGGCGCGGGTCTTATCCCTTCGCCTACCACGTTGCCGACAATAGCACTGATAGCCCTCTTTGCCCAGGGATTATTCCTGGTCATTCCGCGTGAGCGGTTACGAAGTGTTGAGAGTGCTGTTGAGATTTCAAGGTTTGGCCCCGTGGCCGTGGAGTGATCGAACATCTTTGTCCTTCTCCCGTGACTGGCCGCCTCATAGGACCGGACCTGTTCACGTTTCACCGCCCGCCTTAATCCCTCTTTCGGATTGACATATGAAATCACCGTATCTAAAAAGTTCATTCGCATGTCGGGTAAAGTCCTTTAGAGTAAGAAGCTAATTTCCTTCTGACTGGTAGTGAATTTGGAAATAATTCAGCGGTCATAAGGTTTAATATCCGTAGCATGTCGTTCAAATTGCGATAAGTCACCTCCTTGTCAGCATATTTAACGGTCAAAGTGCCGCTTGCTATAGCTTCATTCAGTGCATTATACTTCTCAATAGTAAAAGCCATGCGGGATATTTTTCCATATTATACAAAACATTTTACCAAATAGAATCTATTTTTCTTTTTTTCTTTTCCCTTTTCTCCTCCGGAGTAGTTTTTTTATAGACTTGTCCCCCCAGTGCTGCTATCTGTTCCGGCTTTAACCGATCCAATCCAACAACTACCGAAGCGGCGCGGGCGTATATACGTGTGTCCAAAGGTTCATTCCTCTCGAATCTTTTCTTCCATTGCCTCTTAGCCGGGATCCAGTCTTCAGCCGTCAACCCCCGAAAGTAATTTTCAGAGTATTGCGGAAAGTGGCAATAACACGGGCGGCTATCAAGTTCCCCTTTCTCAACCGCTAACCAGGAATAGAATTCTTTCTTCAGATACGAAACCCCGACCTGCCAAACTTTTACGCGCCCTACCTTCTTGCCCCTGTGGTTCAGGTCTATTGTCTTGGGCGGGGCTATCGCAATACCCAACGAGTCCGACCCCTTTATCGGGATGACGCGATTAACCGGAAACCTCCTGCAGAATGTATATACTTCTGTTGTATTGTACCCGCTATCCACGGCCATTAGCTTTATTCCCAGTTCTGCCCCATCTGATCTCTCCCAAGTTTCAGATAATATCTTTTCAAGTTCATCCCATACTTCAGGAAGGGAAGTATTACCCAGTATGCTTCTGTAGTCGATGGAGTAACTTTGTTTGTCCTTTCCCCACCCGACTATCTCCAACTCTACACGGTCCTTCTGCACGTCAACGCCGCATGTTAAGAAACACACAGGCAGTGGAACGGAATTAGGAGGATAAGATTCACGGCGGTTATAAATATTTTCCCATGCCGGGGCTTCCGACTCCTCCGCCCAGGTCTCCCCCAGGATAGTATTTACAAAAACCTTCATCTCATTCGGATCCTTCTCAGCTCCCCGATAAGCCTCTATGATTTCAGCCCACTTGAAAAATGCGGTAGGGGAGTATAAAGAATTGATATGAAAACCTATACGCCTATTATTAATTTTCGCTTTGTTCGCCGGTACCCATTCTCCCCGGGCCAGCATCTCCGTTTTATAACTCTCAGTTATCAGTTCCTTGCAGTGAACACACTCATACCTCACGTCCTCGTCATTCTCTTCCATCACTTTCAACTGCCCGAACACCAACCGCTGGTACCCTCCACAATGCGGGCAGGGTACTTCATAGTAGTTCTGGTCCGTCTCCTGGAACTTACGCATGATCAAACTCTGACCCTCCACGGTTGGAGTGCTCACGTAGTATATCTTCCTGTTCGGGAACATCCTGGTCCTTACCTTCGCCAACCCGTCCGCTGATCCTTGCCCTCCCAGGTTCGAAGGGTACTCGTCAACTTCATCCAGCATTACAAAACGTACAGGGATGGATTTCAATACCGCCGGACTATTCGCGCCGCCCATATACAGAACTCCACCGGGAAACCGCTTTTGGTTGATAGTGTTATCCCCGTCACGGCTCTTCTTGTCCCCTACACGGGTGCGTAGTACCTCGCTGTGGGAAATCATAGGGTCAATCCTGATCTTGCTGTTACGCTCCACCGTTTGGTCCGTGGGCATAAGCATAAGAACGGGGGCGGGGCAAATATGAATGATGTACCCAAGCCAGTTATTACCTATCTCTGTTCCCCC